CTCGTTCGCACGGATCTGCGCGATGCTGCTGCGGCGGATGGAATACGGCGGCACCGTAGCAGGCTAGCAGTTGCGGTGCGCCGTAGCAAGCGGGAGGCTATCGCTTGGCGGGGCGGAACGGGTTCCACTTGTCGCCACCATGCCGGATGCGCCGCGATGCGTGCTTCGCCAGTTCCCAGTCAGGCATGAACTTGCGGGGAGCGACGTGCGACGCAAACGTCAGGGCCAGGGCATCGGCGATGTCCGGGGACGCGCCACCCTTCAACCGCGCCTTGATGTCGTCTTTCGACTCCAGCACCTTACGGCCAGCCGAATCGAACCAATAGGTGGGCGTGGCCAACTCAGTCTTGAGGTGCGTGTCGTTCGGGATCGCGCCGCCGCCACGTAGCCACGTCGCCATCTCGCACCACATCTCGCTTCGCCGCTTGTCGAACAGGTGGGACGCCAGCGCCTTGCCACCAAACGGGACTTCGATGATGCGGCCGTGGCCCAGCTGGCGCAGACGGTCGATGACGCCGCTTCCCGCCCCAGCATCGACGAACACCGCGTCGGGGCTGTGCGCGACCATCTGGCTGGCCACGATGTCCGCCAGCTTCATGTTGTCGATGCCCCGGTTAACCAGCGGCGGGAAGGCGACAAGGCCACGGCGCATGATGATGACGGACCTGTCATCCCCGAATCGCGCGGGATCGACGCCGAGCACCGTAGCCGCGTGGGCAACGTCGCGTTCCGTGTAGCTGCGGCGGGCAGCGTCCTCGACTTCCTGCAAGCTGAGCAGCTGGTCGACGCCACCGGCCGAGAAGTCGCACAGGTACTCGCGTGCAAAGCTGCCCTCGGGCATGTCGGCGCGAAGGCGAGCAACTTCGACCGGGTCGATCGCTTCCGTGTCGTCGACCGTGTAGCGCGCGGCGTTCCAGTCTGCTTTGCCCGATGCGCCGAAGTACAGCTCCGAGAACAGGTTGATCCCGTTCGGAGTGCCGATGAACATGGCCCAGCCGAGCCGGTCAGACAGCGCGGGTTGAAGGATGTCGGTCCATACCTCCGGTTTGATCTGCGCGACTTCGTCGATGACCACGCCGTCCAGGCGCACGCCACGCAAAGCGTCCGGGTTGTCCGCGCCCCACAGCTTGATGGTCGCCCCGTTGTGGGCGAACACGACCGCCAAGTCGGCTTCCCGGATGTCGACGGCCGAGCGGCGGCGCAGCGGCTCAACCTTGGCTTTGAGGCGAGCCCAGGCAATGCCGCGAGCTTGGCTTAGGAACGGCGCGAGGTAAGCGAACAGCGGCAGCGGGTGGCTGCACTTCAGCGCCTTGTCGACCAGCTCCGCCAACGCCATCTCGGTTTTCCCGGCGCGTCGATGGATCGCGTAGACCGAGAAGCGACGCCGCTTGCGGTGACACTCCGCTTGCCACCTGCGCGGCCGGTAGTCGATCACGATGCGGTCGACCGTCACGCGGCGTTACTCGTCGTTACCGGTAACGTCGGGGACGCCTGTGACGACGTTCAGGGACACGCCGCCGCTGTGCTCAACCTGCGCCTTGTCGCCGAAGTCCTTCGGCAGACGCTTGGACAAGCGCCACTTAAGCCAGTCCAGGCGAGTCCGCTGCGCAGCCGCGTCAACCGAGTCCTCCGGCTTCCGCATCGCTTCCCGTTGCGCAACGGCTTCGTCATGCTCGACGCCAGTTTCGTGCGCGCGTGCGTACGCGGCTGCCAACTCAGGATCTGCCATCCTCCATTCCTTGAACGCTGCCCAGCTCGGCATTCCATCCTTGCCGTTGCAAACGTCGCAGCCGAGTTCGCCGTTGGCTACGCGTTCCAGGACGCGTTCGACCATTTCAGGCGTGCGGATAGTTGGCCTTCCCATGGTTCATCCTGCGAAGCTGGCGCGGTTGTGTTCGGATGGTGCTTCTTTGCCAGCCATAAGCATGGTGTCAACTGGAGCGTTCTTGCGGTCCGGCGTCAAGTAGCACGGTGACATCGTTCGGATGTACCGCGTTTGTATCGTAGGTAACTTCGCGCGAATCCCTATCTACCCTCTGCTTTCTACGGTGAAGCCGTGAACGTGTACGTTCTGGCGTTCTGAGCAACCGCAGCAGAGCAGAAGCATGGGAGGGAACTTCCAGTTCCCCCCATCACCCCCCTCGGGCCGGTCGCTGCGCTCCCTGGATTTATCTCAGAGCGCCTAGAGGCGCGCAGAAGGCAATCCGCAGAGTGCTCCGGTGCAAGTTGCCGCAGTACTGACGCGAGTCGCGCAAGATTTTTCGCGTCGTAACGCTTGTGGTGACGGTCGCTTGCAACTTCCCGATGCGGATTTGTAGTCGCAACGGTTGACATTCGGGGCGAGTTGGCCGATAGTGTGGGCATGGAACCCAACGCTTCCCCCGTCTCTCAGATCCGCACCGCCCCCGCTTGCATGATCCGCACGCGGTTCCTTGGCCCGACCGACCACAAGGGCGCGCGCGTCGTGGCCGAGTTCCTTGCCGACAAGCGCACCCGCGCAACCGTCTCGTGGGACTACAGCCACTGCGGCAGCGAGGGGCATATCCCCGCTGTCCTGGCGCTGGTCGCGAAGGCGAACAAGCAACGCGCCGAATGGGGCTGGCCGCGCATCGACGTGCTTTCGCTGCTGTCGTGCGGCGAGGATGGCGGCGGTTACGTGTGGTGCGTGGTGGAGTCGAAGGAGGTGGGCAAGTGAGCCCCTCCCACGTCACGCACTTCGTCAACCCGTTCCTTGTCGGCGTCGTGCGCCCGATGTGCGGCGGCGGCGGGACGCGAAACGGCTGGCCCGTTTGGAAGTCGATGACCCGCACCACGAACCCAGCGAACGTCACTTGCCAAAAGTGCCTTGATCGCATCGCCAAGATGGACCCCGCGAAGCTCGCCAAGGCGCAGGAGGTGCGCTCGTGACCGCCCCCGCCGCCGACTTGTCGTTCCTGGAGATCCTGACCGCTCCGCCTACGCGCCGTCGCTTTGCCATCCGTTGCCGCGACTGTCTCACGGTGGCGTTCGCCGAACTGGACGCCAACCAAGCCGTTGTGACGCACGAATGCAGTGCGTGCGCTGGCCGTATCGAGATCATGGGCGAGGTTTTCGGTGCGCTGATCGGACGCCGGGAATACTGCTCGGCGTGCGACGACCGCTGCACCAACGCCAAGGGACCGAATTGCGACTGCCCTTGCGGTGGCAAGAACCACGGTAGCGGTGCCGTCGTCGAGGTGAAGCGCATCACTGGCAAGGCCCCCGTCGCGACGATGCGCGCCAAGGTCGCTTGCCTCAAGGCCGCCGAGGAATGGCGTGCGATGGTCCGGCAGTACGACGCCAAGGTCGCGACGGCCGGTCCGTGGGTGCGATCGACGGCAAAGCGGATGCGCCTGGACGCCGCAAGCAAGCGCACGCACGCGGCCCGGTTGCGGCTCATGCGCGAATGCCTCGACTGGCTGGCCAGCAAGTAACCCGCCCCGGCGAGCGCATCGCCGACATTCCCGCGCCGCCCGGGTCCGGCGGCAGCATGCAACCCGAGTCCGCTACCATGAGCCAGATTCTTACCGACCGTCTACATCCCGCCGACCATGCTGCAACAGTTCGCTGCGGCCGTGCTCGCGGTTGCGGTGGACGTGAACGAAACCGAGTACGTGCGCAGTTCGCTTGCGCCGGTCGAAGTGGCCCCGGAGGTGCGGTCGTGAACCATCCCTCCGGCACCTTCTACATCGCCCCCGCCGACGATCCCGCAGACGAGTTCGCCGCCGGCTACGATGGCAACGTGTTCGCCACGCGCGCCGAGGCCGAGGCGGAGATACCGCACTTGACTGCCGCGCTTGCGCAGTTCGCCGACGCCGAAGACGTGGCGGCGATGCGTTGGACGGTGGAGGTGCGCTCGTGACCGCCCCCACTATCATCGTCCGCCGGCCGTCTACCGCGCCCGTTGAATCGGTGCGGGATGACGCGGCCCGCGATGGTCGCTCCATCGGCTGGCGCATCGACGCGGGGACGCTCCCGGAGAAGCTGGCGATTGCGCAGCGTGTGCGCAAGCTGCAAGAATCGCCGGCCTACCGCGATGCGATCCGGGTCGAGCGGCGGCGCGGCTACTGGCTGGCCACGCTGGCTATCGGGGGTGGATCGTGACCGCCCCCGCCGCCGTGTGCCTCGATCCCATCGCGCGCGCCTGCATCATGGTCAAGGGTGGGCTCGGC